GGTCCCAACCACGCCAGCAAAGAAACTTATATTAAAAATAACCTAGATAACTAAGGACTAGAAAAAAGAATAAATAAATTTACATGAACACAAGTACATGTGAACACTAATCAAGAGTTCAAATAAACTCAAATAAACAATTGACAATTAATCCAGTTCAACAAACCTAAGTCTTAAACTGGTAAATCAAAACTATACAACTTCAATAATAAACATGTCTCTTGTTAAAGTAACATCTGTATACAGAACAAAGAATGGACAAGTTGTGCAAGTTAAAGTGCCCCACTTTAATGAAGAAACTGATGTAGACAATCCATTACCATGGTTGAGCAGTGGCGAAAAGCCAAAATTGACCATACCAAAATCAAAAATGGATACATTAGAGGGACTTAAAGATGGTGCAGCCCTTATTGGTAAAAATTTGGGTGGAATTATGCCTATAGAATACATCTTGGCATTTATGGGTAATGCCTTAAGATTGCTATTTACTGAAAAATTAGAAGTCCCATGGGAATTGACCTCCAAGGTTATTATACAACCCGGAGATATAACACCAATGGATTTGGTCAACTTGAATATTGAAGGGGATTCTAAGGAATCTGAGATGGACAACACGGGCACCGGAGATATGGATGAACTCAATAAAAAGACTCCAATTGAGGTTCTGGCTAATTTGATTGCAGGATACCGTATACTGTCATTAAATAGGAGTGGAACTCTTCAATATCAAAGCAATCTTAAGACAAGGATAAGTGATACATTGAAGCAAAGTGGAATAATTCAAAATTCCATAGATTCAGGAGTCTACAATCAAACCACATGGATAACTAATTCTGATTATAGGAAAATGTGTGCATTGATAGATCTATACTTTGCTAAATTCACTAATACAGCCTATAGTCCAATTAGGATTTGTGTACAAGGGTCAAGATATAAGGATTGTGCTATCATCAATGATTATGCATATGCTGAGAAAATCTCTGGATTGACCACATGGGGATTCTTGAGTCTTGGGATAAATTCTGCTATTAGTAATGAAATAGAGAAAGAATTAGACTATATCAATGTAGAATGTAATCCGAATGGTTATTATCCTTATATAAAGGAATTTGGAATTATTTCTAAATCTCCGTATTCGGCAACCGTGAATCCTAATACCCATAATTGGATTAATGTCACAGCAGCATTATTAGGTGAAACTAGAGGTGCTAATTCCAGACTGGCACCGGGAGGAAGCAATTCTCAAGTCTTGATGAATGGAATAGCTAGTAGTTGGATGTTAAGAAAGAAGAATGCAATTGATCCAAAGATTGGTGAAAGTGCTGAAAAATTGGAGGAATATCGGCGCGCTGCAAGTACTGTGGAATCTGTTGAAGTGGATGCAATAGCAATTATAGAAATAATTCAAATATTAGAAGAACAAACAACTGAAGCAGATGAAATTATGAATTGGGCCAAGACTAGGGCTGCTATGATCCAAGAGCCAAGAGAAGGATCAGTTGGCGCGTACCTGAAATCCATATTGGCTTGAGTCATTGATATAAAAAACTCAACAAACCTAACATGAGTCATAAATTGAACCCAGAAGCTTTAGTTGGATCCAAGAAGCCAGCTAGTGAGAAGATACGGGCTTTAGAAAAATTAACCAAAGACATGTCATTGTTAGAATTCAATGAGGATCTAGACAGTATTGATACCAATCCTTCTTATGTCGAAAATATGACAGAAAAATGTATACCAACTGCTCCTAAAGAAGATGAAATGAATAAAGTCAGGTTTGCAGATAAAGATTATGAGTACAATCCTCCGAAATACAGTGAGTTAGAGACTAACGTTAGAGCCAACACTCTAATAGAGGTTAATGCTGTACTTCAGGACTACAATTTATATATAAAGGATAATTGCTACAACTTGGAAGTTTATAAAATAAACAAACCGGAAATTGTAGAGAAAAAAGACAATAAGATTGAAGTGCAAAAACCCAATCAGGGTAGCACAGAGTGGGTGTACAAGAAGAAGACTAGGGGTGAGGTAATCATAACTAGATCTGATTTGGTTCATCAAATTAAAATGACTTATCCGAATGCATCACCTTATGAAGTGGAAAACATGTTATGTAACACATACAACTCTAGAGAATCAATCTTGGAGTATTTAAGTTCGACTAAGGACTATAAGGGACTCAAGAGGCGTGTATTCTTATAAAAAACTCAACAAACTTAAATTATTAATTAATTAATCAACTATAGATCGTCTCATATAACAGACTATCTTATTAGAAATGGCAGCTAGTGAGGCATGGTCATTTAACAAATTTCGCATTCTGATGGAGTTAAGGCTGAATAGGCCTATGAGGAAAGTGGCTGAGAATATGAACTTGTTATCTCTTAATGATTTCTTTAAGGGAAAGCTCAAGTATAAGAAAATATCTGAGTATTGTCTCTTATACTATCTCATCAAGTATAGTGACGATAAGGTAATAGAATCATCTGAGATAATGAGAGTGATTTTATTTCCGAGCCCAGCAGATTGGAAGTATTCTAGATATGAAGAGCATTATAGTAATCAGCAATTCAACATCTACTATAAGGGTGAAGAATATACGGTCACTTACAAGATAAATATCAAAGTTGCTCATCCAGATGTGGCTCTATCTCAGAATGACTTCAGGAAAACTGATAAGTGTCTTGAAAAGGTTTATGGTCCAGAATATAAATTATTCAAGAGATTGGCAGATCGGGAATATCGCCGAGCCATTTAAGATTTAAAAAACACAATTCAACAATCCTAATCAAAAAATCTGTGTAAATGTGAGATCATACAAGTGTCTAGATGAGTTATTACATTTTTCCTGTCATTTTGCTCAGTGCCTTCAGGCCTGCTGGTTTAGAAGATGTCACCTGTCCTAGTTTGAATCATGATCATAAAGTTGATATGTCTGAATATCGAGAGTATGATTGGGGGATGGTCGATAATAGTATCCTGAATAATGATTTATACTCTGTAAGTGGATATGATTGTCATTATGTTAAACTCACCACAAGTTGTCAAGCAAACTTACTATCTAAAAATGTGATAACTTACACAAAAAAGATTATTAATGCACCTATAGATCAATGTCAAAGTTTAAAAGAAGATAAATTAGCAGAATATCCATTACCACAATGTGAATGGAACATGTTTGGAAGCTCAATCACAGAGAATAGTATGCAATATATGGTCACTAAAGAACGAACATACAGATTGAATCCGGTAACAGGGAATATAGTTAATGAACACATAATATTCGATAGCTGTTCTGAACTACATTGTGTGTATAAGAATTCTAAAGGATACTTTGTAAAGAAACCGAGAAGTTCCAAGATTGATTGTTCAAATCACAACATTATAACCGTATCTAATATGAAAGCTGCGACAGGTAAAGTCAATAATCATCCCGCAATTCAAGTTATGAACAGGACAATGATGATTGATGATGTTTGTATGATTGATAGATGTGGAGTGAAGCTGGTCTATCTCTCAGACTTCCAAATATTCAAAGTTCCACATGAACTTAAGTTTAAGAACTGTGAAGAAGATCATGTGCAAATAAAACCAGAAATTGCCTTGTTCACTGATTTACGAGATTCTATTGATTGCAGTATACTTGTCGAAAGATTGCTCGTTAGAAAAGAAGTCAAATATGCTGATATTAAAGCTTTACATCCGACAAGTATTGGGATAAACAACGTGTACCGATATAAAAATGGGACGTTAGAAGTAGCCTTAGCATACTATTCTAGAATAGACAAAGTAGAACTTATGAAACATTCCAACAGGTGGATTGATTGCGGGCCTAAGGCGAACTGTAGTTACAACGGATGGATTGAACCGAAAGAGAGGTTGGATTCTAAAATGTTAGATGTTAAAGACTATGAAGAATTTGTATCAACTATTGCGAGTACTATAACAACTAAGTTAGCAGGGAGTTTTGATCAAATGGTAGAAGAGGAAATTAGCAAGAAGGTCATTGATTCAACTATAACTGGGTTTATCCAGAGGAATTGGATCTGGGCAGGTGAAATCATATCAATAATCATCATTTGTGTAATTGTATTCAAATTTATAATCAAATCAATTAAGAAGAAAGAAGACAAAATATTGTATCTTCCATCAACTAGATCCAATTATTATTAATAATCCTACTGAGCCAGAATTTATATATAAAAAACTCAATGGATGTAATATCTGTAATCTTGTGGACTATAGCTGATATAATATTATTTGCTATATTCATTATTATATTATTTTTCTACAAAAATCATAGAAAAGATGAAACTGAAACTACAGTACCCTATAAGAGGCACCCGACTACATCCAGTTATTATTAACAAACCTAAATAAATCTAACTTCGATTTAAAAAACTCAAGATGGATAACTTCAATGAATATCAATATTTGGAAGACTCTTACTTAGAAGATTGGGATGAAGATTTTGACGATGGTTATCAATGTTTCAAGAACAAAAAGCCTATTAAGAAAGAGGACATCCCTTTGATAAATGACGATTATAGCTTGAACTCACCAATTATGACAGACGTCATTGAAAGCATCGTCAAATACAATAGGCAAGGAGAGCATTCCAATCATCATGTGAATAGATCCAAAAGGGTTTGGGCACCATTTTTGCAAAACGGATTAAACTTTCCTGATATGAACGGGATTAAAGAAACTTATAATTGGCTTTATAGTTTTCTATCAATGAGTGAGAGCAATATTAGAAAGAATACCTTACAACATATTAGGATTATTAATGAAGAAATCATGCACAATTCAATAATACCTGACACCTTTCTATCAACAATCGGATCTAGACCAGAAGAAATTAATTTCTTACATACAGTTGAAAATAATTACCAGATACTATCTGGCTATCAAAGGTATTTGGAAATCAATCTTCTAATAGAAGTCATGATATCTAAGGAAAAGAGGTTGTCTATTAAAAATTATGATAACGAATACTTTCTGGAGAAGATGGTGAAGGGAAATCTAATTAGGGTCAAGACCACAAATTTCAATGGATATATAAGTGATGAAATATTTTATGATATTGATAAAAAGATACTATTGGACAAAAATATCCTCTTAATGTTGAAAGATATAATTACAGGACGTATGAATACTTTAATAGTTCTTGATTTGAATATAGGTAATAAATATAGCAAAAATTTCTCTGGAATTTTAGTGGAATTATTTAGGAAAGGAGATGAGATGATTGAACAATTAGGCAATATCGGATTCGAGTCAATTGCGTTGTTAGAACCCTTGTGTGTCGAGAGATTAAGCGAATTGGCTAATGCAACAAGGCCAAGGATAAGAAATCCGGATACTTTTAGCAAGTATTTGGACACGAAGATGAACACCGGAAATGCAAAGAGCACTAAGTTCTTAAAGGATCTGAGAGAGCAAATCAGTAAGATACAGAACATCCATGATCTAACTGTCTTGTACGGATCCTTTAGACTGTGGGGCCATCCTTACATAGAGTATGAAGAAGGACTCAATAAAGTTAAGAAACAAGTGAGGTTAAACAAAGATACAATTGATGAGAATTATGCAAAATTATTAGCAAACGATTTAATGAAAACCATGTTAATAAGACACTACACAAAGACAAAAGTGTGGAACGTGATTGATAACGCTCATAACCGGGAGATCCCTGGATCAATCGATCTGATAAATAACAAATGGCCTAAATTAAGAGAGTTTAGATTATTGGAGGGTCACTGGGATGAACTTGAGATAGAAGCAATACTCGACATACCAGAAGATATAGATGACAGTTCTATCTTTTCTGATAAAACCCATTCATTTGATAGATCAGAGGTCGAATCATTTGTTAAAAGAGACAATAATAATCCTATCCCAACTAAGCGAGTCCTTAAGACTTATTTAGAGAAACCTAGAATCAATGTCAAAGAGTTCGTTAATATGGTGGATAAAGAAGGTTTAACTTATGATGACCTACTTATAGGACTAAAAGCTAAAGAGAGAGAGCTCAAGCGGTTTGGACGGTTCTTTACACTAATGACTTGGAATTTGAGATTATATTTTGTTATCAGTGAATACATGATTAAAAGGGACTTAATTAAGATCTTCCCTGGGTTGACTATGGCAGATGGGTTTATAGATGTTCTTAAAAAGATGTTAGACAGAACAGCTGGTCAGAGAAATTTTGAATATGAGAATATAACATATGCCAATCATATTGACTATGAAAAATGGAATAATCATCAGAGGGATGAGGCAGTCGGCCCTGTCTTCTCGGTTATAGATAAACTATACGGATTGAAGAATTTCTTTAGGAGAACTCATCAATTTTTTAAAGATTGTATAGTATATTATCCAGAGAGACCCGACTTTTACGGGGTGGATGGACCGTATTATTGGAATGGACAACCGGGTGGATTTGAGGGTATCAGACAAAAAGGATGGTCACTGGTAGGTGTTTTATGCTTAATGAGAGAATCCAAATACAGTAATACAAAAGTGGAAATATTAGCACAAGGTGATAACCAGGATGTATTTACTAATTATCGTATAAATACCAAATTGAATGATCAAGAGTTAGATGAAGAATTGGAGAAGATATTTAAGAACAATGACAACTTAATGAAAAGAATCAAGATAGCATCCGAAAAAATCGGGTTGATAATAAATGAGGATGAGACCGTGCAATCCTCAGGATTCACAGTTTATGGCAAAGTTCCTATATACAAAGGAAACATACTTAATCTGGAAACAAAGAAGGTCAATAGAATATCAGGTGTTACAAACGATCAATTACCGACTGCAGCAAATATAATGTCATCTGTTAATTCCACTGCTCTTACAGTCTGTCAGTATGATGCTACAATTAAGAGTGGGGTCTATATCCATGAAATATTTGGGATTATGACCCTTAATTCTTTAAAGTTGTGGAATCCAATGGGTGCATTCGGAGAAAAGATAGAGAGGTACAATAAAGGGGATGTAGCAAAATGGCTATATCATGATCAGTGTCTAGGAGGCAATACTGGGATGGCTTTGACTCGAATGTTAATTAGAAAGTTTCCTGATCCAATCACTGAAGGACTCGCATTTTACAAACTTATGTCAGAATTGATAAAAGACGATTCAATCCGGAACAGCTTCTTGGAGATGGGTAACCCCGAATATAAGGCAGTAGGATCACTATCTATCAATAAATTGTTAGAAGATCCAACATCTTTAAATATCAAAAAAGGTAGCAACATCAGCGTGATAATAAGAGACCAAGTAAAGAGGTCGTTAATCAGATACTCAAGTAACATTAAAAACAAGCTGCTAAGGAATTCTTTGGAGAAGTCTGATAATCATGAACAGTATCTGATAGATTTCTTGACCACCATAAGTCCTGTCTTCCCGAGGTTTCTGTCTGATTTCCGACAAGCTTCAATCTGTGGGTATTTAGACAGTGTGATTGGATTAGTTCAAAATTCTAAAACAATTCGTATCATGTTTAGTAATGAGTTTGAGAACACCGTAAGAGAATTAGTCAATAAGTGGGAGAGGGAACAATGGATCAAGATCAGAACTCTGCGTAAAGATAAACTCTTGAGGTGGAAATGTTCTAGTACTCATGCAGATAAACTACGCAATGAGTCATGGCAACGAAACATAATTGGAGCCACTGTGCCTCACCCTTATGAATATCAAAGGAATTGGATAAATAATTTAAGAGATTATATAGCTCGCAATGAAGACAGAGACATAATTTCTTGTGTAGTACCTAAGAAAGTCATCCACTCATTTGATCATCACGGAGGTAATGCTCCATACCTTGGGTCTAATACTAAAGAATCTTCAAGTTCATTACAACCATGGGAAAAAGAGTTTACGAATCCTATATTCCACAAAGCTTCGAACCTGAGGAGAGGTATCAATTGGATGATCAAGCCTGATTCCAAATTGGCAAAAAGTATATATAATAATCTTAAATATGTCACAAATGTAGACCTTTCTGAAGAAATTAACTCCATAAGAAAGCATAGGACAGGAACTGCACAACACAGGTATAAGACTAATAGGCAAGATAACGGAGGATTTTGCAATATAACCCCAAATATCTTGAGTTGGTTCGTAGTCACATCTGACTATATGACAGATCTGTCTGATGTCAACTATGATTTTATGTTTCAAGCTTCTCTCTTATTCTCTGAAACTTACGGAGCACATGTGATCAAAGAAGGTGTTGATTTGAGTTCATTCGCTATGGGAATATCTTGTCAAGATTGTATCAGAGAAATATATGATCTAAATCTGGAGAGTACTATCATCTACAACCCAAATACTATCAGTAAAGTCTTTTGGCTTGGAGAAATAATCAAGACCAATGTGATTTCAAATGATGATATGCTAGAGAATCTATTCCCTAATACTGACAATCACGGGTCAGATATCAGTTACTGGGTAGGCTTTCATCAGTCAGTTGCAAGCTTGATAAAACTAGATAGGATAGATGATAGACTCAAGCTATCAGATCTGTATTCTGTTGGAGTGATGATGAAGATAAATCCAGTTAGTTGGCATTATGGGTTTATTGACGGAATAATTCTGTGTGGGGCATTCAGTGTTGTGAATCAACTTTCGTTGAATGCAAAAAATAAGTACAAGTACATGGTACTCAACAAAGCTTATCGACTGATGCGAAGGATTGTTTCCGACTCTGATTTCATCTCTATTTTGAGATTGAATAATATCAGTGAATGGCTACTAGATGCATCCAGTTACGTTATACCTAGCTATCCGCCGTCTTCTGCTAATATCTCTAGATCTTTTTCATCTATTGCTGTAGAAAGTGTACTTGAACGTTTTGACTCAAAGAATAGATGGCTGCCCAATATAAATAAGATGATCATATTCCAAGATTTTGACTTCGACCAATTTAAATTACTTATATTAATAGGAATACAGGTGTTAAGATCTATTAACACCGACATGAATAATATTGGAAGGGAAAGAGTTTTACATAAAATATTCATATACTACAACCAATACAAATTAAATAAAAATGATCACGTTGCTTATTCTGAATTGCTGTATTTATTAGGAATCAGAGAGTCTAGAATCCAGATAAGCACTAGAGAACTGAAGAACGTTGTCGAATCCAATGATATCAGGAGAGATATCACAGATCAAAGAGTTGTGTATATGGACGATGAAGATTTCAGATTGAGAGCTGTAGACACGAGAAACATGCAAAATCAAGTCAATAGTGATAAATTATCCGGTAAGGAATGTCCGTTCATATCAGGTATTAGACCTTATAGATGTGCAACTGGTGCACATTACAAAATGAATGACATATTAAACTGGCTCCAAATAAATCCTGATCTAGCTATTGTGGGAGGCGATGGCTCAGGAGGTATGAGTTCTCTGGTTTTGAGAAAATTCTTAAATGTAAATGTTATCTTCAACAGTTTGATGGAGTATAAAGAAATCGCTCTAAAAGGTGCACAACCAGGTAAACCTCAAGCTATTATGAAGTTACCACTGTCATACAAGAGTAGATGCTTGAATTTAAATACATGCTGGATGGAACCATCTGATTTGAGTGAAGTGAGTTGTTGGCTAAATTTTGGCAAATATCTAGATGGATTTAAGATTAAAAATAGAAAATTAGATTTACTCATACTTGATATGGAAGCTAGAACAGTTGAAAATTATCAGAAAATATATCAATTGGCATCTGTATTCATTAAAAGATACTTGAGTAACGGAGGAGTAGCAATATTGAAATCATATACCGGAATATTCACAGAGACATATAAAGAATTGTACTCAATAGCAAGTCTTGGTGATCTATACTGTGTTAATGGAAGATTCACAAGTAATTTCTCTACTGAATTCTACTATGTTTTTAAGAGAGGCAGTCTATTACCAAAACCAAAAGGTATAACAATGGTTAAGAGTATTGAACAACTGAATTTTTCTTTATCTACCGAGATAGACGAATTCATTAGAGCTTTGAAGATCGATGTGGGCTACTTGTATGCCAAGATACCTGCACAACTTAGGGAAAATTATGAAGCTTATTTGATGGAATACCTGAACCAATTGGGTATAACACCTATGTACAGTAGTGTCTTCATCAAGCTTATCATGGTCAACAGAGTATCTGATGGATTATTGGGTATAATATACCAAAGCTGTATCTCTCAATCAAATGACCAAAACATAATCAGCTCGGATCAAACTCTAATTAGGATTTTGTGCTTCATCATTTCAGTATTATATTATTTATCTTATATTAGAGAAGAGATAATTTTGTTTAAAAGAGCAAATTGGTTGAACAATAATAAAATAGATATTATCAATGACAAGATAGGAAGACAATTCTATATATACTGTTATACTAGAGAGAGTCCTGCAAGTCATCGAAAGTCAATTGGGCCTATCAGGGATAATACTTTTATAAATCTGCTATTGCGGAGCTTGATGGGGTGTCATTATACATTAGTTTACCAAGAAGATCAAGAATTGGCAAACTTAAATATGCCTCGTTTTAGTAATAATCTTCAAGAATTATTAAATATATAATCAATATAAAAAACTCATCATTCTCGAGAATTTAGGAATTAATAAAGTAAGAGAATATCCAGCAAACGTATACCCGATTTCAATTTTAGAGATTTTTGAAGTTTGAGAGTTTGTGTATTGCGTGTGTGGACCCGTT